AAAGTTAACAGAGAAATACTTAATGTAGCTAAAACTGTATTTAATGATGACTCAAGAAATCGTGGTGGTCTAATTACATCTAAGCTAATGGATTTACCTAACAAACCAGCAAGTATAAAAAATAAAAATAAAACTGAAGAAGAATTAAAAGCTTTTTCTAAATGGAAATCTGAAGCAACTATTGTTTACACACAAAATCAAAAGCTTAGATCTAAACGACTTGCAGAAGCTAATACAATTTATATTGCTGATAAATTTGTTGGTGAAGATAGAATACATCACGTTGGTAGACTTTGTTTTCGAGATAGATTTTATTATGTAACTGGTTATTTTAATCCACAAGGTACAGACCTTGCAAAAGCTTTACATTTATTTGCTAATAAAAAACCTTTAGGTAAAGTTGGCGAAAGATATTTGTGTTTACAATTAGCGAATACTTATGGTCAAGATAAAATTTCATTAGATGATAGAATTAAATGGGTTCATAATAACAAAGATGCAATAGTAGCATCAGCTAGAGATCCATTTAAAACATCTTTTTGGGAGAAAGCAGACAAACCTTGGCAATTCTTAGCAGCAACATTTGAATTTGAAAATATGTTACGTTATGGTTTAAGCTATGAATCTGGTTTACCTTGTAATATTGATGGTTCGTGTAATGGGTTACAAAACTTTTCAGCTGTACTTCGTGATGAAGTTGGAGGTAAAGCGGTTAACTTAACAGATAACGAAACACCTGAAGATATTTATCAAGTAGTTGCTGATACTGTTATTTCAAAATTAAAAATATCATCAGACCCAATAGCAAAACAATGGTTAAGTTGGGGTATTGATAGGAAAGCTACTAAACGAAGTGTTATGGTTTTACCTTATGGTGGAACTAGATACTCTTGCGTAGAGTTTGTAGACGAATATGTTTCTGATCGAGAAGAAAAAGGTGACACACCACCATTTAACGATAGACCTAAAGCTAATATATTTTTAGCTAATATTATTTGGGATAGTATTGGTAATACAGTTATTAAAGCTCGTGAAGCTATGGACTGGTTACAAAAAGTTGCAAGACTTTGTGCAGCTACTAAAACACCTGTGCACTGGACCACACCTTTAGGCTTTCCAGTTAAGCAAGCTTATTACTCGCAAAAAGATATGATTGTAAAAACTAAAATGATGGGTCGAATAAGAATTAGGTCAAACACAGATAAAATAAATAAGCGTAAACAAGCTAATGGGATCTCGCCGAACTTCGTGCATTCGCTCGATGCTACGCACATGTTCTTAACGATTGACCATTGTTTACAAAAAGGTGTTAAAGATTTTGGTATGGTTCACGATTCATACGCAACACTTCCATGCGATATGGACCATTTAAACAATGCAGCACGATCTGCATTTATACAAATGTATACTGAGATGGACCCGTTAGAACATTTTAAAGACCAAATTACAGCATTAATTCCCGAGAAAAAAAGACACAAGATTCCACCATTACCACAAAAAGGTAGTTTGGATATTGAGGAAATAGCTAAAGCTAAATATTTTTTCAGTTAAATATATACACTCGTGAATTAGATACACATATAGATACATTAATAATAGGAGAAAATATGTCAAGTAAAAGAAAATACGAACGTATTACAACTCCAGTCGGTATCGCAAGTTACCCTTGGTTAAAGGACGCCGATTATAAATTCGATAAAGTAAATGGAATTTATAGTTGTAATATTTATGTTGATGATAACGAAGCAAAAGAATTTGTTTCTGTTATTGATAATGCATACACCGAAAATTTAGCTGAACAGAAAAAGTTAAATAAAGGTAAAACAATAAAACCAGGTCCAAAGCCTTACGTTTCAGAAAACGGTAAAACTTTATTTAAGATAAAGATGAAAGGCAAAATTGGTGATGTTGAAATAAGACCAGTTGTAATTGATAGCTCAGGTCAACCAATGACAGATATGATTGTCTATGGTGGCAGTAAAGTAAAAGTATCTGCAGACTTAATACCATATTATGTTGCAACTACTGGTGCTGGTATTTCATTAAGATTAGTTGGTGTTCAAATACTAGAACTACAAACTAAACCAATGCCAAGCATGGCTAATTTAGGATTCAAAGAAGAAAAAGGTTACGTACATGTAGCTGAAGAACAAACCGAACCCTCTATAAAAACAACACCTGTAAATGAAACTTCAAAAGAAGACTTTATTTAGAAGTGGGCTTGAGGAGCGCATAGCTAATCAATTAAAAAAGCTAGGCGTTCCTATAAGCTATGAGTCTTTTACAATTAGGTATTTAAGACCAGCAAAAAATTCGAGATACACACCAGATTTTATACTGCCAAACGGCATTGTCATTGAAGCGAAAGGTAGATTTTTAACTAAAGACAGACAAAAGCATCTGCAAGTTAAAGAGCAGTACCCTAACATTGATATTAGATTTGTGTTTTCAAACCCAAACCAACGTATCAGTAAAATATCAAAAACTACTTACGCTAAGTGGTGTCAAACAAACGGATTTAAGTATGCAAAAGAAACAATACCAAAAGAGTGGATTGCTGAAGCTGACCTCAGGCCTAAAAAACCGGCAGTCGACTAAATACATTTTTATAGATTCAACAAAAACACCTACAAATTTAGATGTAACAAAAGAACAGATAGATGCGCAGCATAGAAAATCAGGACTGTTAGGTATTGGCTATCATTTTATTATTACTATTGATGGTGATGTTGAAAAAGGAAGACACGTAGATCAAATAGGTTTTAACCTTGATGATGATAAAGGCGAAACAATAGGTATTGCTTTAGTAGGACACAAAAAATTTAATGAGCTGCAAACCAAAGCATTAAACAAATTAGTTAACGACTTAATTCTTAAGTACGGACAACTAGAAATAAAATCAACAATAAGAGAGTTAGGAATATGAAAATTATTTTAGAAGGACCAGACTGCGCAGGTAAAACAACACTAGCAACAGCATTAAAAGGTAAGTTAACTGATTATCTTTATATACATCATGGTCAATACAAGCATGCATACAAACCACATTTAGAAAGTTTAAAATTAGATAGTGTAATTATAGATAGGCATTGGCCTAGTGAATTAATTTACAGCACTATATTTAGAGGCGGTCCAGCTTACAACATAAATCAAATGGAACAGCTAGCTAGAAAAGATGTAAATAATAAATTTATATTATGCTTACCACCTAAAGCAAAAGTTCTTTCAAGATTTGAAGAAAGAAGAAAAGATGGTGATGAAGATTTTGATAGCGTTGGAAGAGTTTATGACGCGTATGTATTATTAAAAAACATGTTTCCATACTTTGTAATTTTTAACTATGCGGAGGAAAATACTGATGAGTTTATTAAAAAAGAAATCTATGGCCAAAAATAAAACTGAAGAAAAACCTAAAATAAATTCTACAAGTTTATTGTGGTTGTCATTATTAAATATGATTACACAATGCCCAACAGTGTCACCAAGAGGTATTGAAACAAAAGAGCAGCTATGTGTATCAACTAAAATTAATATGAACGAACCAATGGTTAATATAAAATCTAGAAAAATAGGTCAAAAATTTAGATTTGCAGAAGCAGCTTGGATATTAAGTGGTGATAATAGAGTTAAAACAATAGCACCATTTTCTAAAATGATTACAAAATTTAGTGATGATGGTGTTAGATTTTTTGGAGCTTATGGTGTTAAAGTAGTAGATCAACTACCATACATAATACAAACATTAAAAGACGATCCGTCATCAAGACAAGCAGTAATTAATATATGGCGTGAGAACCCAAGAAAAACTAATGATGTACCTTGTACATTAAATTTACAATTTTTAATTAGAGATAATAAATTAAATTGTATGGCTACAATGAGATCAAGTGATGCTTGGCTTGGTTGGGTTTATGATGTTTATAATTTTTCAATGATTTCCTTGTATGTGTTGTTGCAATTAAAGAGCCAACATAATGTTAAGTATGATTTAGGTCATCTGTATTTAACTGTTGGCTCTCAGCATTTATATAAGCAGCAGTTTGAACAAGCACAAGTTTGTTTAGAAAAAGCTGATTACTTTGAAGATGAAAAATCACCTACATATTTAAAAGATGGTGAACAATTAATTAATTTGTTGTGGCAGAAAGCTTTACAAAGTGAAGATGAAACACAACAACAACTAGTTTTAGATGGTTTACAGTCATAGTAGATGAAGATCTACAAACATTTTGCCTTTCGATATGATTTGTAAACTAAATAAAATACGCGCCCTAAAGGGTGATACTTAACACCGCCTTGTAAACCTAGCGGTTTACTTTGGAGAAAGAGTGATCTACGGCGAGGACGCGTAGTTACTTCAGCCGGCCGACCCAGTTAACTTGACTGCTGTATCGCATAGATGTTGAAGTAATAAAAATATCCTCGCGCGTATTTCAATTTATAGAAAGGTAATATGGAAACTTCCGCAAAATTTTTAAGACACGAACCCTGTCCATCATGTGGTTCAAAAGATAATTTAGCTCGATATGACGACATGCATGCCTATTGTTTTGGTTGCGATTACTACGAGTATTCAGAAAATAAAACTCCAACAATACAAAATTCCAATATGAACGAACTTACAGAACAAGAATACAAGCCAATAATTTCTAGAAAAATTAAAATTGATACTTGCAAAAAGTACAATTACAAATTTGCTAAATACAAAGATGAATTAGTACATGTAGCTGATTATGGAAACAACACTTACAAATTAAGATTTAAAGATAAAAGATTTTCTTGGTTAGGTGATGCAAGAAGTACAGGTTTATTTGGTGAACAATTATTTAGAGATGCCGGCAAGCGTATTACAATAGTTGAAGGTGAGCTAGATTGTTTAAGTGTTAGTCAAGTGTATGGTAACCAATGGCCAGTTGTTTCATTAAAAAATGGAGCACACTCAGCAGTAAAAGATGTAACTAAATCTCTGGAATTTTTGTCAGGCTTTGAAGAAATTATAATTTGTTTTGATCAAGATGAGCCCGGAATAAAAGCTGCAAAACAAGTAGCAGAATTATTTCAACCTGGTCAAGCTAAGATAGCAAGACTACCAATGAAAGATGCTAACGAAATGTTAGTAGCAGATAAAACAAAAGAACTTTTAAATTGTTTATGGGACGCAAAAGTATTTAGACCTGATGGTATAATTGATGCAGCTGATTTATTAGATAAAGTTGTTAATAAAGAAGTCGTTCAAACTATAAATTATCCTTTTCCATCAATGAATATGAAAACAAAAGGTATGCGTAAAGGTGAGCTTGTTACAATTACAGCAGGTACAGGTATTGGTAAAAGTCAATTTTGTCGTGAGCTAGCTTTTAATCTTATTAAACAAAATAAAAAAATTGGTTACATAGCATTAGAAGAAAGTATACAAAAGTCAGCTGAAAGTTTATTAAGTCTAGAATTAAATACACCACTACATTTATCTACAGAAAAACAAGATAAGAAAAAATTATCAGAAGCTTTTAAATCATTATTTAATAATGGTAATGTTTTATTGTACAATCACTTTGGTTCGTTAGAGCAAGGTCATTTATTATCTAAGATAAGATACTTAGCTAAAGCTCTACAATGTGAATATATATTTTTAGATCATTTAAGTATTGTAATATCAGGTAATGAAAGCGGTGATGAACGTAGAAACTTAGATGCTATAATGACAGGATTAAGATCTTTAGTATCTGAAACTGGTATAGCATTAATAGTAGTTAGTCATTTAAGAAGAACCTTTAATGATAAAGGCCACGAAGAAGGTGCATCAACTTCACTAGGTCAACTACGTGGTAGTCATGGAATAGCACAACTTAGTGATATTGTAATAGGCTTAGAAAGAAATCAGCAATCAGCAAAAACACAAAACGTTACATCAGTAAGAGTTTTAAAAAACCGTTGGTCCGGTGAAACAGGTTTATGTGGCAGAATAAATTTTGATCCAACAACTGGGCGATTGCAAGAGCATGAAGAGATTTGATTACTACAGTACCAAATGGAGTGATTACATTATGTCACAAATTGGTGAGTCAATTACTGCAGCTCGTAAACAAAATAAAATGCAGTACCTTTATGTACACAGAGAAGAGGACGCAGAAATAATAATAGATATGTTAAATATACTTTCAACAATGAGTAAATACGCTTTTATGATTGAAGTTAGATATGTGAGGTTAAATTAATGAATTATATTTTAGACTTAGAGTGTGATAACTTATTAGAAAAAGTTACAAAAATACATTGCATAGTAATAAAAGATATTAATACTAACGAAGTATTTACAGACTTAAATATTTGTATTGAAAAAATTAAAAATGCAAAGATGTTAATAGGTCATAACATCATAGCATTTGATATTCCTGTTATAGAAAAAATATTAAAGTTTAGACCTAAAGCTGAACTGTTTGATACACTTGTAGCAACTCGTTTAATATATGCGCATGTAAAAGAAATAGATTTTAAATTAATGCACACTGGTTTTCCTAAAAACTTAATAGGTTCACAGTCATTAAAAGCTTGGGGTTACAGACTTAAAATGCACAAAGGTGAAAAGCCACAATCATGGGACACATTTACACCTGAAATGCTAGAGTATTGTGAGCAAGATGTTCATGTAACTCATACACTTTATAATAAAATATTAAGTAAAGAATATTCAGATGAAGCTTTAAACTTAGAACACAAAGTACAATTGTTATGTACTCAAATGATGGCCAATGGTATTGGCTTTGATACTGATGCTGCTAAAAAATTATATTCTGATTTATCAGCAGAAAGAGAAAAACTAGGATTAGAATTACAAAAGTATTTTCCGCCTTGGATTGAAGAAACAAAGTTTGTACCTAAAAGAGATAATAAAAAAATGGGTTATAAAGCTGGTGTTGCTTTTATTAAAAAGAAAGAAATACAATTTAATCCTAACTCAAGAGATCATATTGCTTTTAGATTAAAAGAAAATCGTAATTGGAAACCAAAAGAATTTACACCAGATGGTAGAGCTAAAGTTGATGATGAAATTTTAAAAGAGTTAGAGTGGCCAGAAGCTAAAGTGTTATCAAGGTATTTTATGATACAAAAACGTATAGCTCAAATAGCAGAAGGTAACAATGCTTGGTTAAAACTAGAACGTAATAATAGATTATATGGTTCTATAAATACTAATGGTGCTATTACAGGTAGAGCTACACATAGTAATCCAAACTTAGCACAAGTACCTGCGGTAATTTTAGAATATGGACCAGAGTGTCGTTCATTATTTTGTGCAAGTGAAGGTTATGTTTTAGTTGGAGCTGATATGTCACAAATAGAATTACGAGTATTAGGACATTATATGTCAGCTTATGATAATGGCGAATATGCTGATGATGTTATTAATGGTGACATACATACACGAACACTACAAGCACTAGGTTTGAAACAAGAAGAAAGATGGCTTGCAAAGCGATTTATGTACACTTGGCTTTATGGAGGTGGAGGCAAACGACTTGGCGAAGTAATGGGTGTAACAACAGAAGAAGGTTTTAAATTAAAAGATAAGTTTTTAAAAAAGATACCTGCATTAAAACAGTTAGTAACTAAAGTACAAGAAGTTGCAGCTAACGGAGAGATTGGTGCACTTGATGGTAGACGAATATTTTGTAGGTCACAACATAGTGCATTAAATAGTTTATTACAAAGTGGTGCTGCAATAGCTAGTAAGTATTGGATAGCTGAGTGTGAATCATTTTTAAATGATGATTGTAAATTAGTTGCATGGATTCATGATGAATTAATATTAGAAGTTAAAAAAGGTAAAGAAGATTTTATTAAACAAGAAGTAATAAAAGCTATCGAAAGAGCTGGAGTTAGATCTAAACTAAGAGTTCCACTTACTGGAGATAGCAACATTGGCCATACCTGGAAAGCAATACATTAGTAGAAATTTAAGCGGTAGAATTTTAACACGTGGTTATACAGAAAATGGTTGGACTTATTTAAATTTGCGAACCCGTAAAAATAGAGTTTCTGAACGTTGGGTTAAATCTAGTTACTTTAAAATTATTTGCATAACGCAAGCTTGGCAAGCATCACAGCGCAGAGCTAAAATAAAAAAATTAAAACATACAATTACGTTATTACAGGTTATTAAGTTATATCCTAAAGATCACAAATGCCCTGTGTTTAAAACACCATTAGTATTTGGTGGTGGTCTAAATAAATTTTCCCCGTCATTAGATAGAATTAACAATTCAAAAGGTTACGTTAAAGGTAACGTACAATGGATTTCAGCACGAGCTAATACTCTAAAACGAGATGCGACTGCAGAAGAACTATACACACTTGCAAACTACATATCAACAATCAACAAAACAACAATATGAAAAATGTATTATTAATAGATGGTGACATACTAGCTTATACTATAGCTAGTAATAGTGAAAAAGCTATAAACTGGGGTGATGACTTCTGGACATTACACACAGACTTTAATGAGTGTAAAAGTAAAGTAGAAGATTATTTAAAAAATATAACTAATAATTTTAGTGCTAAAAAACTTTATATATTTTTATCTGATACTAATAATTTTAGAAAACAAATATATCCAGCATACAAATTAAACAGAACTAATAAAAGAAAACCAACTTGTTTACGCGAAATAAAAAGGTATCTGTTTGAACAACACGAAGCTATTAGTGAGCCTAGATTAGAAGCTGATGATTTAATGGGTATATTTGCTACTGATCCAAATATTAAAGGTAATAAAATAATTGTATCTATAGATAAAGATTTAAAAACTATACCAGGAAATATATCTATAGATTTAGAAACAGTAGAAAAGATAACTAAAAAGAAAGCTAAATACAATCATGCTTTACAAACTTTGTGCGGTGATAGTGTTGATAACTTTCCAGGAGTGCCCGGTGTTGGACCAGTAAAAGCAGCTCAAATACTTAATACTAAAAATTTGTGGTCAGCAATAGAAGAGTCTTTTATTAAAGCTAAGTTAACAAAAGAAGATGCACTACTACAAGCAAGACTAGCTTACATATTGCAGCATGGTGACTATGATTTTAAATCTAAAAAGATAAGAATGTGGAGGCCAAGTGTCTAATCCAACAGATCCAAAACACTACAATCAATTAAAAATCCAACCAAGAGATTACATAACAGCTAATAAACTTGATTATAATGAGGGTAATGTTGTCAAATATGTTTCTCGTTGGCGTTCAAAAAATGGTTTAGAAGATTTATTAAAAGCTAAAAATTATTTAGACTATTTAATAAAAACCGAACAAGCTAAAAAATCTAACAAATAGTAGCATGTTTAGATAAAAATAAACAATTTATGGCTAAAAACGAAGAGTTTACGTTACCACTTAAAACAGACGATTTGATTAAGGAATTAGACAAATTATTTCCAGATCAATGTGCTGATTTAAAAGAAAGTGAACGAATGATATTTTTTAAAAGTGGTCAACGATCGGTTGTAGATTTTTTAAAATCAAAACAAACAGACAATATATTAAAAAGGAAATAAATTATGTGTGCACCTAGAAGACCTAAAATGCCAGCACCACCACCACCAGCTCCGGCTCCGGTTCCTACACCAGTAGCAGATACGAAAGTACCTGAATTAGACCTAGCTATTGAGACTGAAGGTCAAGAAAATGCTAAGAAGAAAAAAGCTAAAAAACTTGGCAAGAAGTCTTTAAGAACTGATGTGATGACCTCTGGTAACTCTGGTCTAAATATACCATCTTAATTAACTAAATTTAATGGAACAAAAAAATAATAATTTAAGTAAATTATACAATAAGTTATCTGTCAAAAGAGATGAGTTTTTAGATAGAGGACGAGAGTGTGCTGAGTTAACTTTACCAGCTATACTCCCACACGAAGGATTTGGTAGTAGTGATGACTTATATACACCATATCAATCTGTAGGTTCTAGAGGTGTTAATAATCTAGCATCTAAATTATTATTATTATTACTTCCACCAAATGCACCATTTTTTAGATTAAGTTTATCAGGTAAAGTTAGAGAAGAATTAGAACAGGACCCTAAATTAAAAACTAGTGTAGAAAAATCTTTAGCTAAAATTGAAAGAGAAGTAATGAATGCTATTGAACAGAGTGCATTACGTGTACCTGTCTTTAGTGCATTAAAACATTTAATTATTACTGGTAATGTTTTGGTACATTTTCCAAAAGATGGTCAAATGAAAATTTATCCATTAAGTCAGTATTGTATTAAAAGAGATAGTCAAGGTAACTTATTAGAAATAGTAATTAAAGAAAGTGTATCGCCATTAAGTTTATCAGTTGAAGTAAGAGCTGCTTGTCAGGTTACAGATACAGATGAAGAAATAGATTTATATACTTGTATTAAAAGACAAGAAGATGGAAAGTACTCAGGTTATCAAGAGTGCAACAAAGTAGAAATACCAGGCAGTTACGGAACTTATAAAGAAGATGATTTACCGTACATACCACTTCGTATGATTAGAGTGGACACTGAGGATTATGGGCGATCATACTGTGAGGAGTTTCTTGGAGACTTAAAGTCGATTGAAGGTTTATCTAAAGCTTTATTAGAGTCAGCAGCAGCATCTTCAAAAGTAGTGTTTATGGTTAAACCAAATGCATTAACTAAAAAAAGAGATTTAGTTGAATCTGATAATGGTGATATTATTACTGGTGTTAGAGATGATGTTGCAGTTTTACAAACTGAAAAACAATACGATTTACAAATAGTTGAAAGAACTATTAATACAATAGCAGAAAGACTTTCTTATGATTTCTTATTACAAAGTGCAGTAACAAGAGATGCTGAAAGAGTAACTGCAGAAGAAATTAGAAAACTTGCAAATGAATTAGAGTCAGCTTTAGGTGGTATATATTCATTGTTGTCACAAGAATTACAATTACCTTTAGTTAACTTGTTAATGAAAAGATTATCTGCAAAACAGATGATACCTAAATTACCAAAAGGAAGTATACAGCCAACAATTATAACTGGTGTAGAAGCTTTAGGTAGAGGTAATGACTTACAAAAATTAAGAGAATTTGTTCAAGATATGACTGCATTAGCTGGAGTAAATCCACAAGCAGCTGAATTAATTAATATTAATGATTTAATAACTAGAATCGCTACTTCACACGGTATTGATACTGAGGGATTAATTAAAGATGAAGAGCAAATAGCACAAGAACAGCAACAAGCTCAAGCAGATCAAGCAGGTCAAGCTGCTATCGATCAAGGTATGGGTCCTGCAATTCAAGGTGCTGTTGACGGAGTTAGAGATGGTTCAGTAACTCCTGAACAAATATCACAAGCTGTACAGCAAATACCAGGAGGAAATTAATGGTAGAAAAAGTACAGGTGGAAACACCAGAACCAGTAGAACCAAAAGTTGAAGCACCTGCTGAAACTACTACTGAAGAAAAAGTTGAACAACCTAATGAAAAAATATTAGGTAAATTTGATACGCAAGAAGATTTAATTAAATCGTATCAAGAGTTAGAAAAGAAAATTAGTCAGCCTAAAACAGAAGATAAAGGTTTAGAAATAGAAGCTAAAGCTGAAGAAGCAGTAGCTCAAGCTGGTTTAGATATGACTGCTTTGCAAAGTGAATATGATACCAATGGTGAATTATCAGAAGATAGTATTAATAAATTAAATGCGGTTGGTATTGATAAAAATATTATTGATGCTTACATCGACGGTCAAACTGCTTTAGCACAAAATATAGAAACAGATATCAAAAATATTGTTGGTGGTAATGAACAGTACAAAGGTATGATGGAGTGGGCTAAAGAAAATTTAAGTGCTGAAGAAATATCAGCTTATAATAATACTGTTAATGGTAGAGATGTTGCGTCAGTTAAGTTAGCTGTAACAGGATTAAAAGCTCGTATGGAAGCTGGAAAAGAACCTAATTTAGTGCAAGGAAAAGCATCAACAACTTCTAATGGTTTTGAGTCTTGGGCTCAAGTTACAGAAGCTATGGCCGATCCAAGATACACTAAAGACCCTGCATATCAAGCAGAAGTACAAAGTAAACTAAGTAACAGTAATCTATAGGAGAGACTATGTATAAATCAAAAGGTAAAAAGAAAAAGACTTTAACAAAGAAACAAAAAACTTTGCCAGCATTTTTAAAAAAGAAAATTAAAAAAGCTAAGAGGTAGTAATGGCTAAAAAAGGACTCTATTATAATATTAATAAACGTAAAAAAGCCGGCACTTCTAGACCTAAGTCTAAAAGTACAATATCGAAGAAAGCCTATTCAAATATGAAAAAAGGTTTTCCTAAAAAGAAAAAATAAGTGGTAGCTAAAAAATACCAAAGTCCTTCTGGTGGCTTAAATGCCGCCGGAAGAAAACACTTTAATTCTAAAGGACATAAACTTAAAGCACCTGTAACAGGTAAACCTAAAGCAGGTTCAAAAGCTGCAGGAAGAAAAAAAAGTTTTTGTGCGCGTATGAGTGGAGTTAAAGGACCAATGAGAAAAAATGGCAAGCCTACTAGAAAAGCTTTAGCTTTAAGTAAGTGGAAATGCTAAAATAGTTGTGCAACCTTATTAGGTGGCAACTGAGTAAACATAACAAGATAATAAAACTTGGCCGTCTGCGGACGACAACCCTGAAAATAAAACAGAAAATGTTTCTCTTTAATTAATAACAATCATAATAACAAATAGGAGTATATTATGGCAAATGCAACACCTGCTAGTATTGGACGAGTAAATGCTAGTGGATCAGAAGATGCGTTATTTCTTAAGGTGTTTTCGGGAGAGGTTTTAACAGCTTTCGAAAGATCTAGTGTAACGCAAGGAGCAGAGATGGTTAGATCTATCTCTAACGGTAAGTCAGCATCGTTTCCAGTAATGGGAAGAATTTCTGCGGCATATCACACACCAGGCGCAGAGATCGTTGGATCAGACGTGAACCACAATGAGAAAGTTATTACAATTAACGATCTTTTAGTAAGTTCCGCGTTTCTTTCAAATATCGAAGAAGCTAAAAACCATTGGGACGTTAGAAGTTCGTACAGTGCCGAAATCGGCAGAGCTTTAGCTTTCCAAAAAGACAAACACGTTTTGCAAACTATTGGACAAGCAGCACAAGCAGCAGCTAATATCACTGGTGGAGATGCAGGAACAGTATTAACTAATACTGGTATTGCGTCAGCAACAGCAGCGACAGCAGCAAACGCAATGATCGATTCATTGTTTGATGCAGCTTCAGCTTTAGACTCTCACTACGTTCCAAAAGAAGGTAGAAAAGCGTTTATTAGACTTGAAGAATACTACAAATTAGCAAACGCAACTAATGCAGTTAACATTGACTTTAGTGGTGGAGCTAACGGTGGAGTAGCAGAAGGTAAAGTTATGAGAGTAGCTGGAATTGAGTTAATTCCAACTGCACATTTCGTTTCATCTAACATCACTACTGGTGCAGATGCAGGTTCAGCAACTCAAGGTGGTTCAACACCTCAAGCTGTTAACTTAGCTAACTACGTTTGTTTAGTGTCACACCCATCAGCAGCGGGTACGGTTCAGCTTATGAATCTTGCAACTGAGATGGAATATGACATCAGAAGACAAGGTACGTTAATGGTTGCTAAGTACGCTATGGGTCATGGCGTCCTAAGACCAGAAGCAGCAGTAGGTATTAAAGAAGCGTAATTTTTTATTGCGTTCTTTTATTGGGAGGCGAGGAAACACAGACAACTCGCCTTCCAAACAATCACAAAATTTAAAATTATATGGCTACACAAATAACAAATACAAGTGAATTACAAGCTATTAATACTATCTTAAGTATTATTGGTGAAGCACCAGTATCTTCTATTACAACTAATATTGGATCAGATGTTTCTATTGCAAAACAAATATTAGATGAAAGTTCTGTATCAGTGCAAAGTAAAGGTTGGAATTTTAATACTGAAGAAAGTTATTCTTTAGCTATAGATAGTAACAGTAAAATTCCAGTACCATCAAATTGTGTATGGTTAACTACAAGACCAGAAGACTCAACTTTAAAAGTAATAATAAGAAACGGATTTTTATACAACAAAGAAAAACACACAGATATTTTTGATGCAGCTGTTAAAGTTGATATGATTATATTGTTACCATTTACTGAATTACCAGAATTTGCAAGAAGATATGTTGTAACTGTAGCTGGTCGTAGATTTCAAGCAAGATATTTAGGCTCAAAAGAATTAGCTGGTTTTAGTGAAGCAGACGAATTAGCGGCACTTACTACTTGTGAACAATTAGATGCAGCTAATGAAAAACAAAATATTCTAAAAGGAGACGTAGCAAACCGTATCGTATTTAGAAATAATCATCGAAGGTTTTATTAATGACAGTAGTATCAACTTCTATTCCAAATTTAGTTAATGGAATATCGCAACAAAATCCTACGCAAAGAAATATTACTCAAGCAGAAGCTCAAGTAAATGCACAAAGTTCTATTGTAAAAGGTTTAAGTAAAAGGCCACCATTAGAATTTGTAGCTAATATTTCTTCAAATCAAGCGTATTCAACAAATACAGCAGTTCACCCATTTATAAGAGATGGTAATAACCAATATATAATTACTGTTTATAATGGTGGAATTAAAGTATTTAATCTTAGTGGAACAGAGCAAACTACAAACATTTCATCAGGCTCTAGCTATTTAGCGTCCACAAATCCAAAAGAAGACTTTAAATTTGTTAGTGTTGGTGATTATACATTTATTTTAAATAAATCTATTAAGCCTGCAATGACTAGTGCAACTACTGCTGCAAAAGTTAATGAAGCTTTAGTTTCATTTAAAAATGCAAATTACGGTAGAACTTATAGTGTAACTTTAAGTCACCCAAGTATGAACAGTGGTAATCCAATTACAAGTTCATTTACAATGCCACCAGGTGATAATGTAGCAACTCAAGGTGGACTTAGAGATACAGCTAAAATTGCAACAGCAGTTAGAACACATAGTGGTGGTTCACCAGGAACTTATGGTGGAACTGCATTAAACGCATCACCAATATCAAGTTATTTTACAGTTACTCAATATGACTCTGTATTACATATTAAACCTACAGATAATAATGCTAACTTTACAATTACATCATCTGATGGAGCTGGTGATACAGCTATGTATACAGTTAGAGATGAAGTAAATGATTTTACTAAATTACCTTACTACGCACCAATAGGAACTATAATTAAAGTTACAGGTGATGAAGGTGAAACAGATTCAGAATATTATGTATCATTTTCTGGTAACGGTGTTTGGTCAGAAACTATTGGTCCTGGAACTAAAACATCACTTGATGCGGCAACAATGCCTCATGCAATAGTTAGAGAAACTAATGGTTCATTTACTTATGCACCATTAACTTGGACTGACAGAATAAGTGGAGATAGTGATACAAACCCAGATCCAACATTTGTAGACAAAACAGTTAACAATATTTCTTTTTATAAAAATAGACTAATTTTATTAGCAGATGAAAATATTATATTTTCTGAAGCTGGTTCTTATTATAATTTCTTTGCAACATCAGTTGCAGCTCAACTAGATACAGATCCAATTGATTTAGCTGCAAGTTCAAATGAAGTTAGTATTTTAAAACATGTAATACCTTACAACGAAGAATTACTTTGTTTTTCAGATAGAGCTCAATTTAAAATTGAAGCAACAGAAGCAGGATATTCACCGAGTGGAACTGGTATTACTTTATCAACTAGGTTTCAACATGACCCAAAAGTCACACCAGTAGGTGCGGGTAATTATATTTATTTTACTCAAGCTAAAGGTGCAAGTACAGCAGTACAAGAATACTTTGTAGAACCAGATACATCTAATAATGATGCTGCAGATATAACAGTAGGTGTACCAACTTTTATACCAACTAATTGTCATAAGTTAATATCAAATACAATTGAAGATACTATATTAGCTTTAGTTGATGATGGTCTTGATAGTAATTTAGCACCTTATACAGCATCAAGTAATGTGTCACCAACAAACGCAAACCGCTTATATGTTTATAAATATTTTTGGAACGCAAATGAAAAAGTACAAAGTGCTTGGTCATATTGGGATTTTGCGGGTGTACAAATTATTAGTGCAATAACGTATGAATCTAGTGTTTATATATTAGCTAATGAAAGACAAAATTGTAAATTATATAAGCTTGATTTAAGAAACTTAGAAGATGATACTTTAGGTATTAATATTTATTTAGATCAAAGAGTTAAACTAAGTGGAACTTATGATGCTGCAACTGGACTTACAACGTTCACAAT